GTCAAACGCTTCGGACCACATAGTGCTGTACGGAGCTCCAAGATAATGGATGTTTCTTTGATTACTCTTAAGGTGAAAGTGACCCGAAAGAACCATCTGGAACCTATCGAAGACGTCGGGTGTAAACCCCTTTTCAATGTTTTCAATGCCTCGAAACATGGGACTGCCAATTATTTCCAGGTGCCCCAGAACCAGCTTCGCCTCCGAGGTTTCAATCAGCTTTTTGGATAAATCCTCATTATCCTCACAAATCCACGGGAGCATAAGAACCCGAACCCCATACAGCTCTTGTTCTTGAGGTTTGCTATAAAAATGGAAGTTACGGTACCGAGAGAGAAATCGTTCGGGAGTGTTTATGGAATTGGTATTCTTAAAATATGTGTCGTGATTACCAATGATTATATGGCAGGAGTCAAACATGCTACTCCAGCGTGCGAAAACCTTCTCATCCCATTGGTGAATCGCGTAGTTATTTGTATCCTTGCGACGGTCAAACACATCACCAAGATGAATCAAGTGGCGAATATTCTCCCTCTCTGCGTAGGGAAAGAATACGTTCTCAAAGAACTCGATCTGATTCGACATGAACACAGAGGAGTTGTTTCTAACTCCGGCGTGCGTGTCGGAAAGAACGGCCACCTTCACAGGTTACTCCAATTCTAGTTCGTTGCTTTCTGCCTGTTCTGCTAAATCTGTATCGTCGAATCGTATCTTTGAGGCATTTGCTTTCTTGCGCTGCCTGCTTTTAATTCTCTTTTCCTCAAGCTTCTTTTCAAATTTATCACAAAACTCCCGCATCTGGAGATCGCTATAACGAGTTCCGTAGATTTGAAGGTTCTCTGCGCCAACCTCCCCACAAACCTCTTTTTGTCTCTCCATAATGGCCTTGAACTTTCGATAGAGTACCGCGTGCTCCCTGCCAATTCGCTGAATAAAGGAGTAGTGGACTATCTGTGTGAAATACGGGAAGGCTGTTGGATGTTTGGGGTTGAAGTTGTGGATATTCTTAAAACAGCAAAGAATCGCATCTCCGATCATATCCTCGATAAAAGGGTACCTACTAAATCCTGGCTTCCGAGCAATTTTTCGGGCCAGCATCATCAGACTCTGAGCGATATAGTCAGGTACCATCGGTTTCGGCTCGCCGCTTTTCTCAGCCTCGATAACCGATGCCTGGTATTCCGAAAGAGCTTTGTGAAACTTGGCGTCGTCAATGTAGTGGCGCTCAACACCAACTTTGCGCTTGGCTTTTACTTTAGTCTTGGCTAATATTTTAGCACTCATAAAACCTCTCCACTTACCTCTTAGGGTCTCTCAGACCTTTTCAATCGGCTACAGCTTCACCTTCACGACGCTGTAATTGAACCTCTCCTCTTGATAAAGCTTCATTCTCTCCATAGCGTGTCGAAGAGAGTAATTTATCCACGACTTCCATGTGAGGTCGTCGCAGATGTCAAATACAGTCACTTTATTTGATCGCCCTATACGCAGACCTCTGCCTATCCCCTGAAGCGTCGTAATCTTGGCCTTGAGTCCAAAAGCAAAAATCAGATTCTCAAGGTTTCGTATGTTGATCCCGCGAGAAAACGTTCCAAGTGATGCCACTATGATGACACCATCCTCCTGCTCTGCCACATTCACTATTTCTAAGCGCTTATCTTTACTGATGCCGCCATGGACAAAAAATATTTTACGTCCAAGCCCAAGCCGCTCGTTCTCAAGTGTTAACTGTTCAAAGATTTTCTCACCGTGCTCTTCCACCCGCTGGAAGAGAACCAGAGTATTGCCTGGGCATCTCAGAGTGAGCTTAGTAAGAAAGTTCATCCTCTCTGGCGAGGACAAGAGATACTCGACTTCCTCTTGGTATAGCTTACGCGCATTTTGCTTCTTAACTTCATCTGAGTAGTTAAGGATGACCTGCTTAAGCCTCATATCAGCCAGCACCCCACGGTCAATCAACTCTGAGGTTCTACTGACTTGATGTACGTCTCCGAATAGACCACGCAAAATCATTTCGTTTGTTAGAGTACCGTCCAGGGTTCCAGTAAACCCGTACCGATACTTAGAGTTCTTACATTTCTCGATGAGCTGCCGCAGCTTGTCGCTCTTGTCCTCGTGACACTCGTCGGCGATAACCAGTTCAAATTGCTCAAAATATTCCACCGGCAGTTTGTAAATTGACTGCCAGGTTGATATTACGATTTGCTTTGAGACTTCCTTCGTCTGTCCACCGTGAATCTGCTGGACGTAGGTGTCCACGTCAAAGGACGCGTCTTCCGAGGAATAGTCTTTGAAGTCCCCATACATCTGTCCCACTAATTGAATAGACGGCACTATGAGAAGGGTCGGCTTGTTTATTATGCGAATCAGGGCATAGATAGACAGCGACTTTCCGCTTCCTGTAGCAGAAAGGAAAATTGCTTTCTTGGAGTTAGCGGCAATTTGCAATACTTCGCGCTGGTAGTCTCTCAACTCGTGCTTTGAGTTGAAGGTCTTGAGAAACGAGTCAACATCGAAGCCAGTTTCATTACTAAATTGATTGGGATCGAGGCTAACCTTCAGTCCTCGGTTTTCGGCGAATTCAAGAATTTTTGTTAGTAACCCCAGGTAGGTGCTGTTTGTGCGAAGGTCGTACAGGGATATTCTTCCATCCCATATACCCATTTTGTATTTTGGCATGTGCCTAAAGTTGGGCACAAAGTAAGAGAAAGCCTCCTTCAGCTCCTGCCGGGTGGTACCTGATGTGCATCCCACCTTGATTCGAACTTCATCGACTTTTTGAACAAAAAGCTCCTGGGTCATGTCTAACAATAGACCCTTTATAATGCCGTACAGCATTACCCGTATGCTAAATACGGGAGTATGAAACAGCTAAACCTCCAAAGCGAACTTCATTTTGACTTTCGAGTTGAGAAGCTATCGATGCTTCCTCTCTTTGTGCAGTCAGTTTCACTTCCTGGTATCTCTACGGAGGCTCCGCAGACTGGTACTGTCTTCTCCCCCATTAAACACGTCGGAGACACAATTTTCTTTCAGGACTTAGTAGTTACCCTAAAACTTGATGAAGGGATGGAGTCGTGGTTTGAGATTTACAAATGGCTTACTGGTCTAGGAAGGTCTGAGAACTTTCAGCAATTTACCGAGCTTGTGAATGATCAAGGAATGTCTTTAGACGGCACGCGGAAACTTTTTAGCGGGAAAGAGGTTGCGGTCGGTGCTGGTTATAAGAACTTAAAATCGCCAGCATCTCTAATGGTAAGCGACGCCAATCACATCAAGTACATAGAATTTGTCTTTGCAAACCTACACCCAGTGTCCATGAGCGGTCTTACGTTCAGGACCGACGATTCTGGGGTCGGCTTTATAACCTACGACGTGACGTTCACCTACGATTTCTACTACCCAAAGGTAGTCACTTAATTTTTGAAAAGGTAATACACAAGAATGTTCCAACTCTGCTTCACTAATGATGAGGATTACTTTGTCCTGGAAAATGAACAATGAAGTATGAAGAGATTGTAGAGATGTGGGAGAAAGACGCGAAGATTGACTCAGACGATCTGTGTCACGAATCGCTCCAGATTCCACTTCTGCAAGGAAAGTACTTCAACCTGTTCTGCCGTGAAAAAGCAATCCTAACTAAACTAACATTGGACCTCAGTCAGATGAGACGATGGAAACGAGATTACTTCTTGGGGGACATTTCTCCCGAGGAGCTTGCAGAAAAAGGGATACCTGCTTTTGCAAGACGGTTGGTAAAAGCAGAGGTTGATAGCTTTGTTGACACTGACGCAGATGTCGTTTCTTTACTGGAGAAAATTGCGGTTGTTCAGACAAAGGTGGACTTACTAAACCTTTGCGTGAAGAGCATCAATGACCGCCAGTGGAACATTCGTAACGCGATTGAGTTCCTTAAATGGAAAAACGGTGTGTCATGAGTGAAAACCTAAAAGCAACAGAAGATGGGTTCGTTTATTACGTGGCAAGTCCTTACTCGCATCCTGACCCTGAAGTTAGGAACGAGCGATACGAATTAGCTGTAAAGGCAGCAAAGGCGTTGACGAGGCTCGGCTACTCAGCATTTGTTCCTATCGCCTATGACGGCCTTTGGGATCTCGACCCTAACTACACGGTGGATCATTCGTGGTCATTTTGGGAGCGAATTGACCTGCCAATCCTTGACCGGTGCTCTGCGCTCGTACTTTTTGAAATTCCAGGTTGGGAGCAAAGCCGAGGAGTCGCGGGAGAATTAGAGCACTGCGAAAAAATGGGAATCCCAGTTATGAGCATCTCATTAGCAGACCTAGAAAATGACCAAATCATTCACCGAAAGATGGGACTCCTTCGCGGTATGATTCGCCGAAACACCAGGACTACACCTCCGAGGTTTAAGGCAGACAAAACTGAGAATGAGTGCAACCTGGTGTTTAGTGCTCCTTATAAGAATCGTGAAATCATCTAGTTGCTCAATCAGTTAGGGACGAAATGGTACTAGAGACAATTAGCGATGACCGGTCGAGTGATATTCCAAATTTCCTCGACTGGTCACTTTCCGACCATGTTCCGGAATGTCGCTCTTTTGATCCGTGTTTAGACTACACGGCGGTCCCTTTTGTCCAGCCTGATGGGACCTCTATCGGGCTTAGTTACCCCAGCCGTGGTAAAAGGTATATTCACTTTACTGCAAATCAACGATTCCAGAATTACAAACCGTTTGCCAACAAACACAAAGACCACAGCAAGTGCCACGCGAAAATGGAGCTTTGGGCTGGACCACCACGAAAGCAGTTTCTTATCTGCGTGGATTTCGACAGGCTGCCTAAAGAGTTGTATCAACAGGTTCGTATATGGGGAAGCTCCCTTGTCACCTACCCTAACCCTCACGAAATCAAAAACAAAGGATGCAAGATTCTTGTAAGGAAGCTACAGGAAAGAATAGGTAATAACGGAGTTGTCTTTAACTCCGTTGGTAATCACTATCCAAAGATTCTAATACCAATCGAGTATGACAGTAGAGTCAACGCACCTACTCGGCAGGACATCATTGCCCTCCTTCATAAGTTACTTCCTGAATTCATGGAGGAGAATTGTATAGACCTCCAGAAGGTGGCGCTTTCTACAACTTACTTCCCCTGGGAAGAGCGTGATACTCTCCGACAAAAGATAACGAACCTCTCTCCAATCGCCATCAAAAAGACCGCCCATACAGTCGTTTTCCGGGCTGAGAGGGAGCTAATAACTATCCCAGTCACGTTTCGGTACTTGCAAGCTGATACCCTACCGAACGCCCTCAAGCAAAGAGGCGATTCCTTAACTTATTGTGACTTTCTGCGATGTCTCTGTGCTATGCCACACCTCGCCAGAGACGGCTACGCAATTTCACAGGTCGCTATGGCGCGGACCCTTGGTGTACGGCAGACTACCATTTCTAAGTACATCCAGAAGGCCTGTAGGGAGGGAATTCTTGAGGTAGTCAACGACGAGTACATCCCCAACATAAGGGCCAAGCGATACAGGGCTAAGGGCAAGCTCAAAGAATTTCTTATTTCTAAGATTAACAAGCAAGGCTCTATCATCAAGCCAAAGAAAATCAAAGATGGCGAGTGGCATGGTGTAATGATTAACGTCGCTAAGGCGTTTAAGCACGACCCTGACGGGTTTTTGTCTTGGGTTAAGACTATCCCAGGATGGGACAAAAAAGACCGATTCTACCAGGCTCAGAACATTCGTAGGTGGATACTAAAGAAACGTTCCGCTGAGCCCATTCCGCTGGCTGTTCATTAGTTCAGTAGAAACAAGACGCCAAAACGCTACAAGTGTAGATACACTTGGGAAGCTTCGCGGTCTCTTTCACATTCAGGTACCTATTTCCCCTCAACAAAGCCCCTAACGGCTTCAATGCCGCTAAAAAGCTAGCTCGGAGGACACTTATACAGTCCCAACTGCTCTAATAGCGCAGATTTCATGTTTGAATGAGTGTTACTATAAAAGCAGAATAATCTTATCATTTGATACACATCTCAATCTCAATTCACATAGACATAAGAGTGATTGGAACTAGAGCTAGAGGGATAGGCATTACCGCTCTACCGAATCCTCAATCATGGATGTACCGACAAGGTATCGCTGTGTAAATCAAATGTGAATGAGTCACGAT